CCCATATTGTTGGTAAAGTGAACTTTATAAGTACCAGTAGCCTCATCTGATATTGAACTACAATTATGACTATCTCTGAAATCTGGTGTTCCAGTGCCATTCCATAACGCCCAAGCCTTGGCTGTGAATTGGCTGAGTCCTCTGCCGTCTGCTGTTAGTTTTAATCGCTCTGTACCATTAGACTTAGCTAAAAATATTGGAAGTGTGTTATTCTGATTCGGTGAATCAACCATCAAACCCATTCCATCGCTAGAATGAGTTGTTGTTACTTGACACGCCCATTTACCACCCGTTGCTGTTTCAACATCAAGAATTGCGTCACCTGACGGGGATGCGCCAATACCCACATATTCATTAGCATCAATAGTAATAGCTGTGGCATCTGCACTACTTACAATCCCATCTACACCGCCTGCGGGAACAGTCTGCCAAGAACAAGTACCATCACCATCCTCTCTTAGGAATTTTGTACCGCCTGTTTCGCCAGTGGATTTCACCTCTGTGCCTTCTGAGGCTTTAGCATCAAGCTGCGTTTGGATTGCCGAGGTTACGCCTGATAAATATCCTAGTTCGGTTTGAGTAGCGTCACCAACAGCGTTTGTGATGGTTATTTTCTTGCTCGTTCCGCCGTCATTAACGACTAATTCCTCTGCGCCATCTGGCGAGGTTAATGCTGTTAATTCGCTTATTTTTTTGTCTGCCATTAGCTATCTCGCTTCCACATGTAAACTGTGATGTAAGGTTGTAAATTGTTGTGCGCGGCGTTTCCACCCGTTGAGCTTGTAGTTATGTTTCCTGTATCACCACCACCAGAAGCTATGTTTGGATTGCCGTCTGTACTATCACCAGCGTTAATATTGGTATCGTGAGTATGTGCTGGCATTTCAGATACGCTTAATTGGTGGGTTTTCGCACCGCCCGTTTCGCCGATAGAATCAAATTCACTTTGTGTTGAATCCAAGCCGACTAACACACGCCCAGCACCAAACGCTGACCAGCTACCAAAGCCAAGCAAAGTATTTGGATTGGCTGAATTAGAGGCGTTCATATAAATTGAGCCGACCGGATAAGCGCCTTGGATATTCTCCAATAATGACGATTTACCAGCCAATAGATTGATCTCTGCGGTAGTTGCTGTTACGCCATCAAGTTTGTTGATTTCTTCATCACTAGCGGTAATATTGGCATCAACATTTGGGAAACGCGATGCCAGCATCATGCCGAGATTTGCGGAACTTAATGAACCGACCTCTATCCAAGATGAATCAGCACCATTCCTGATTTTAAGGTTTCCAGATGTAGTATCTGCCCATAGTTGATGGGCATGAGTAGTGCTTGGCTCGGTTGCGCCTGAGTTAGCCGTTGCTATGGCTTGTAGCGCATTATTTAAATCTGCTCTAACGGCAGAGCCAGAAGCGTTGTCAATTATATAATCATGTTGTGCCATTAGGCGGCTCTCCCATATCCAGTAGCCATCCAGTTAAATGGTTTGGCTACGTTATTGCTTGCATTATTATCATGTATTACTATGTCAAATCCCGTTGGTGATTCGTTTGAAATCTCCCAATACTGTGAATCATCTAAGTCATTTGCCGTAATTCCAAGATGCGGAGTTGCTTTAAATGCCTTGTCATAAGTAATCGTTATTGTACCAGAAGCCGAAGATGTTGCCGACCCCCTTGTATTTCTATCAGGCATATCTACTTGCACTTCAAGTGTGCTAATATCGATATTACGGCTAGAATCCGTTGAGTTAAAGATAACTCTAAATTCAAAACCACGCGCATGATAATCACCAATTACAAGCGGTTGCCACACTGTCCATGTTGGAGAGCCAGTTGTATCATCCTCTGTGGTTCTTATCTGTATCTCAGCCGTTACCTTATCACTAGGCTCGCCATCAAAGTTACCCCAAGTATCTATAAAATCTGCCCTATTATCAATTAAATCTGATGCCACGAATCCAGAAGATGCCATATTAGTTGAAACTCTAGATGTAAATACGTCACCCAAATCCAGTGAGTTTGCAAAATAGTATTCTCCATACGATTCTATAACGCCAGTTTGTGTAATCTCTGTTTCTAACTTTTCTCCAGCCTCAGTGAGAATAGAAAACCCATCCTCTGTAAGAATAAGATTTGGCAAACCATCCAATCTAAGAACTGAGCCAGATACGATAACATCTTCTTTAGCACCAGTAAATGTCGGCGATTCAGTTATTGTAGATACAACATTAAAATCAAGAATATTAGGAACATTCGTAATCGCTCTAGTGTCATCTGTTGAGAAATTACCAGCAGAATCAACCGCCTTAATCATATATGTGCCAGATAATAGAGGCAATACAGCATTAGTAGCCGTTCCAGCTAATGATTTACCAATATCAACACCAGAATCCCAAGTAGCACCCGTTGTCAATCGTGAGTGTCTAATTCTTAAATACCCACCGTGTATAACATCTAAGTCTGGACTTCTATCCCATTGTAAATGAGCAGAACCGTCAATTGCCCTGACTGAGAAATTATCAATTGAGACTGGTGGCGCTGTTAATCCAGCTAATGGTGTTGTTACTGTGGTTGTATAAGCTGACCTAACTCCGACAGTATTTACTGAGCGAACTCTAAAAGTAAAATTGCCCGCAAATAGATTATTAACCTCTGCTGTGGTTTGCCTTGTTGTGGTTACAAATATATAACCATTAGACTCGTGCTGGTATTCCACTTCATAGTGCGTCACAAAAGCATCTGCTGGTGCTGTCCATGATAGGTTGGCTCTTACTTGTGCGCCTTGAGATGTGTTAGTTGTATATAGTTCTTCGCTAACTGTTAGGTCGGTTGGTGAGCCAGCAATTGTTACATCTGGCAAATTAGTATCTGGCGATGTATCTGAAACATTAATAGTGCCGAAATCGTATGACTCTTCATCATACTCAATACAAGAAACCCTAACCTCATCGTTATTCTTTAATGCTAATCTCATTACGCGGAACTTCTTACCAAGTCCGGTGTTTAATGAATCCCAGCCTGTGGTGGCGTGTTTAATGTAAACAACATCTCCAACCTCTGCTCTAAGAGCCTCAATAGTAGCTGTAAAATCGCAAGCTAACTGTTGTCTTGACTGATTGATATTAATAGTTGTAATCATCTTCGCACGGTCAATATCTGACGTGAAAGGCAGGTCAATCATCTTCTCAAGTAATACACCGTTATCTTGGGTTCTTAATATTGGCGAATCTATAACAGCTAAATCGTTCTGCCATTGTCTATTCGGATTAAAGAAGTTAGCACGAATGCGATTAAACTGATTTTTCTTATTACCTAGATTAATTGTCCACTGACCAACGATATTATCTTCACTGAAAGTAAAATTAGCCGTTTCAGCCTTATCTATTATTAACTTATACTTACCCCCAGAAAAGATAAGAAAGCCTCTACAAGACGTTAATAGGCGGTTTAAAACATCCATACTGCCCATTGAAGTATCAACAACGCCGTTACAAGTATATCTCTCCTTTGAAACGCCACCAATAGTAACTGTTTCCTCGCAGAAGTTCGCAGCAGAATTAAAAGAAGTATCATCAATCAATGAGGCTGAAATTCCTCTGCCGTACCTTGTATTTGTTAAGTAATCACGAATACATAGCGCAGGATTATCTGACCACGCTGTTGTTGCTGTGCGTGGGTCATAGACTTTAACGCCCTTTATATCAGCAGTGATTGTTGGTAATCCATTAGAGTACGCATCTTGGTCGTACTTCATCTTGGCATAAACGTATGCTGTGCCTTGTAGTCTGTGGTTTGTTGTCCAGTTAGCAACATCTGCCACTAGATTGCTATCTGCCGTCTGTGTAGTTGAGCCATTATGTGTATATACATCAAGTACGCCCGAGAAGCGTGAATCAGTTGAAAGTACATCATTGATATAAACATTCTCAAATGAATTAACCTCGCCCTCAGACATGGCTATGACAACGTGTAAGAACTCATTATTAGAGCCAGTTGATTCCATTAATACACGAGTACCGCCAACCTTTCTTAATCCATATACAACGGGAATCGGTGCATCATTAGAGGCTTTATTTAGTAATAGACCTCTAGCTTCTGCTGCTGCCTTTTCTGCCTCGTATTCTGCTACTTCTTTGGCTACATATCCAGATACAAGAACTGCTGCGGTTGTGGATACCCACGCTGCGGCTGCTGGAGCAACAAAGCCAACTAAAGCAACTGTTGCAACATAAGCAAGCGCAGATAAGAAGCCTCTCAATTCGTCTTTAAATGCCATTACGATTTACCCCACTTAATATCTTTCACAATCTCAGATGAAAACTCAAATCCTTTATCGCCTTCAAAATGAATAATATTCTCTTCGTGATTGGTGTGCCTACCTGTCATCCTTGTGAAATCAACCCAAGTATTAGTAGCATTGATTGATAGTATAGATTCACCGCCGTCTGGATTTTCATTAATTGTTGGAGAGTCCATACGCCCCTCAAATATCAATACTGGGTCAACTATTAAGTCCTCAGAATCATCAATAAAAGCCTTGTAAATCTTCACGACTCTATCAATATATTCTTTATTCAACAATCTGGAAATCCAACTTTGGTCGATACCAGATATTTGTAGGGTTACATTTGAAACAATAACTTCCGCAGTTTCTTCAATATCCGTGAAACCCATAAGATGACCGATGCCAGTATAAGAATTAGAAGCATAAGAAATAGTCTTATATCCATCTGTCATGTATAAAGACTCATCATCAAAGTGAACCTCAACTAAATGTAGAGGCTTATTTGCTGATTTGGCAACTTCTGTTTGAAAAGCTGACGTTGAGCCTCTGTCCATTATACAACCTCTACAAGAGAGATTGAATAATCAACCATCTGGTCAACACCCATATTAAATTCTTGCTGGTCTTGCGCTAGTGCTACTGTAAATGTAACATCGTTGTACGACACCACTTCATCATCAGCAACAGACTGTAATAAGGGTGGCTCTATATTTAAGGCAGTTGTAGCATCTGCTGTTATTGTGTACACCTTATCGTGTCCAGCAAACTTAATAAAATCTCCAGCCTTTAAAGTGCCAGTTAATCCGTCAACAGTTAGAGTGCTATCTCCAGCATCATATCCAGAGGCGTTATTAATAGCCAATGTTCCCGTTGCTGTGCCAGATGAATCTTTATATATTTCTGGCTTGAATGAGAATGTTTCAAATTGTCCTTTCTGAGCGTTAACAAATGCCCATACTGGCGCGAACGTAGCGCGTGTCATTCTTGGGTATCCTGCCTCTATTAACCATCGCTGTCCGCCCCTGCTTCTTGCTTGCCTCTTTAGTGAGTGCGTAACGCTTACAAGTGTCGGTCTAACAGATGTAATTGTTATGTTGTTTGGTGCTGGTGATACTGGAAATGTTCCGCTCATAGTCTTACTGATTGCCCGTTTCTATTAAATGCCTGCCTAACAACGCCAACCACTGTTGGAGCGTTCTGTGCTATCACTGATGCTGCCGTAGATGGGTCTAGTGCGTTTACCTGTGGTGAATATGTTACATTAATAACCTGTGAACCGCCACCACCAACAGACATACCAGCATTCATTGCATCTATTGCTTGTTTGTTTCTAGAAGCGCCATGACGGTTGATAACAGCCTCACCGACTTGTAACTTAGCAAGACGTTCGTCACTTCTAAATCCTGCGTGATATGAGGGTATAAATCCGCCAGTATGACTAGACGGTATTGGAGTCATTTTAGGTGTCAAGAATTCAAATATACCAATCTTTGACAATGGCTCTATTATGTTCTTTCTGATGTTTGCCCTAATAAATTCAGCAACAATAGACCGCATTAAATCCTTGAAGGCATTCTTGCTTCCCATTGCCATATTAACAAAGGCATCTTCGACTGATTTTGCTGTGTCTTTTATTGATGAACCTGCATCTTTTAGAGATGAAGATGTTTTCTCCATAGACTTACTTAGTTCATCTGTTGTGACAACTGTTTTACCCAAATTCAACTCTACTTCCAACAGACTATCATTTAAGTTGTTTACTTCAGCAGTAAAATCCATTCCCACAAACTGCGCCCATGCCTTTTGCATATCTGTTATGGAATCTTCAAATTTTAGCTGCGCTTCTGCTGAATCATCAAAAGCAGTTTTAATAGAATGGACTACCCAAAGAGTGCTTTTCATAGCAAAATTTAGACCCAATATAGCTTTATTTAATACCCATAAAACGCCTATATTATCAAGCATATCGACCAGTGTATTTCCAAGCGAGATAAAGCCATTTGTTAGAGATGAAATGGCAAAATCAACAGCTTTATACTTACTATCATCCATTTGGTCTTGAGATACCTTAACAACCTCACCAACTAAGGCAATTTTTTGTGCAGCACTCAAAGCCTTTAAGTCAATATCATCAAAGGCGATACCCATTGCTGATAGCTTTTGCTCTAATATATCAACGATGAAACCTTGTGCTTCACCAGTTGTATTAAGCATTACTAGATTATCGTGTAGAGTTTCTGCATCTTCATGTGGGAAGGCATAACCAAGAGCGATGGCTTGCTCTGCTAGAGCCTTCATTTGTTCTTCTGCTAGACCCGCTGTTTGAGCAGATTTTAAGAATCCAGCTATCTGTTCTGCTGTCGCATCTGATGCTAATGCTGTCTGCATTGCCCATTCTTTTTGAGCCTCAGTTAAGCCAAGTGAAAGTCTTTCAAATGATTTACCTGTTGCTATTGCTTTTGCAATACCAGCACCTACCGCAATCCAACCAGCACGCATTTTTGTTAAAACGCCATCAACATCTTTCCCAGTTTTCTTTGTTGTTTTGGATAGTTTCTCTGTTTTCTTATCAACACGACCGATTGCTTTCTCGGCTGGCTTACCTTTCGCTAGAATTTCAATTTCAATCTTTTCTGCCATTTTCCAATTCCCTGTTCGTCTGAACCTTGTGTGCTAATAATAACCCGATTTCATTCATCGGTAATTCATTTATTTCTGATATTGTTTTGTGTAGTTCAAAGGCTAAGAAGCACTTGGCTCTCAGCCACTCGTCTTTTTTAATATTTCTTGCTGCTCCTCTACAATATCACTAACGGATTTCAAACCCATCACCGAAGCCAAATAGCACATTGTTTCGTACGCTATATTGTCCTTAATCCACTTGACTTTGGTTATGTCTTTAAATACCCTGTCGCCCTCTTTATCCTTTAACTGAAAGTATATGATGTGGGCGCGTAATAAATCATCATCATAGTATGTTAATTCAGTTGTTGAGCCGTCTGTTTCTTGTACGGTCTTTGTCTTTTTAGATAACTGCAACGCCCTCTCATGGTCATCTCCAGACATTACGTTGTAATAAATGCTGTGTTGCTTACCATCTACAATGATGTGAGCCTCACGCAATCTGTTCTTTTCTTTTTCGAGTGCTTTGAGTAGTTTTTCCATATAAAGAAAAGGCGGGTCGCCCCGCCCTTAATTATGCGATTGTTAACGCCCCAGTACCTTCAAAACTGAAAGTAGCCTCGACAATACCATTCACATCGTTTGTGACGCTTTGGCTGGTAATGTTAGCTGACCCACTATACTTATCGTATGAGCCAGTTCCATCTCCAAGCTGTAAGTCTAAAGTAACAGTTGAACCACCTGTTAATCCAGTTTGTAACGCACCTTCAGCCGTACCAGAAGCATCAAAGATAGCTGTAATCGAACCAGACCACGATTTTAAAGTCGCGTCTGATGTTTTCCAGCCTGTCGAACTTAGGTCAGTTGTATCAGTTGTTTCTTGATTGATGTCTAAAGACCACGCTTTCGCGTTGCCCATAGCACCAGAAGCAACTGTTACGCTTCCTGCATGTCCTTTGATAGCCATTATGTAACTCCTTCTTTAATGGTTGTAAATGTAATTAAAAATCCACGCTCTTGTTTCTCAACAACAACCACGACCTCATCAATCGCCTCATCTCTTGTAGCATCAAGAATAGCTTTTAGCTTCTTCTCAGTGTATAGACGCTCATCAAGGAATAGTTCCCACTCCTCTGTGATGTCATACGTCTGGTCACCTAATGAAGAATATTCTTCGCTAATCTCGAACGATTTAGTTGATTCACGAAATTCACGATTGTTCAGCGTGTCATTCTTAGTAAACTTGTAGCCTTTACTTTTAAGCAGCGACTTCATTTTTGCAATACCACTTGGTTAGATAACTTCTCCTCAGATTCCTCAATAGTTCCATCTTCGTCTAAATCATAGTCAGCCTTCAAGGTAGTTAACTCACTTTCGTAAAGTTCCTTGAAAACCATATATGACTCGTGAAAAATATCATCAGTGTCAGCGTCTTGTCTTTTAGACATACATATTAATTGCAACGTCTTAGTCAAATGAAGTTCTTTCACCTGGCTAACCGTTAAAAACAAATCAATATCTAAGCCACGATTACGCATTTCATTCTTGATAATATCAAACGCACGATTAATGTAACCTGTGTAATCCAAGTACAGAACACCAAACCCAGTTGAACTATCAATTGCGGTTGTTACCGCATCAAATCCAAATGTGCCAGTAGTATCTGTATATGAAGTTATTGTTGCATCATTTCCAGCATTAGCACCAGCGATAAAGGCAATAGTAGCACCCTCAATCTCTGCTTGTACTAGGTCTGTTAAACGACCGCATACAAGTGTTGTTGTTGAGCCACTATCTGCCTTCTCGTAATGGTCAGCTAGAATTGGTAATGCTTGTATGATGTCAGCATTTTTTAATGTCCACGAAGCCATCTTAAATCTCCTCTAAACACGGCAAATCCTTCATACTTTTCAGATGTGCCTTTTTTGAAAGGGTAATAATATCACCCTTTTGATAAGTGTAGACTTGACCGTCAATGCCATGTGAGCCATCTCGCAAAGCCTTCAGCTTGGGTCTGGCAGTAGCCTTTTTAGCGACTGCCTTTTTAGCAACTGCCTTTCCCATTACAATTACGCGCTTGTGATTACTCTTAGAGCGTTTTCATCGATAACGCCGTACTTCAGTACGCCATACCAACCCACGTTCACTGTACGACCAAGGTTGTCAGAACCTTCAACAACACGAAGTGCTGGAGAAGAAGCAACAGCCTTACCTAGTGCATTGCGACCAAACACTGGAACAGTACCAGCAGTTACATTAGCATCTTCAACGATAGTGAAGCCTTCCAATGTACCTACAACGCCAGATGTGGCAGCAGCAAGGTTTGTGTTCTGAGCGATTGTGATAAACTCATCTTTAATGTCAGACACCTGAGATGGGTTAACAAAAGCAACATAACGACCGTCATCAAACTTAGCGATACCAGCGTTAGAAAGCGCAGTATATGCTTCTCTAAGGTCGGCTTTAGCCAAAGTGCCTGAAGAATCAGCAGCGATAGTATTAGTACCAGCTTCCAATACAGCAAGACCAAGTTTGTCAGTAGTTTCACCAAGGTTAACACCAACCAACTCAGCAGAGGCTAAATCAGCCTTGCCAGCAGTTGCGATGTTTGCTAGTGAAGTTGAAGTAATAACAGCACCATATTCAGCCATTGTTAAAGTGACTTTAGTATCTGTCATTGTTGTTGAAGATGCCTCTGTGCCATCAGTCAACGGTGTAGTCGCAGCACTCATACGAGAGAATACTGTGAAAGAAATAGATGATGCCATATCATCTTGTCTGATAGTTGCGTAAGCATCTACCTTGTTTTGTGCCTCTCCCGATACGATGACGGCTTGATTCATCAAGTCAACAACGCTATCTGATAGTAAGGCTTTAGTATTTACAGCCATGTATAACTCCTAAGTTATTTCATTTTGGAGCGCATAGAGTTCAGCCATAGTTGTTGCATTCTTGACACGTTCAGACACATCTAATTGTGCCTTGTTTGGAGAAGAATCCACCCTCTTTGCCTGTACCTGCCCCCCGTTAAAAAGATAAGGTTTTTCGGTCTTTAATGACTCGATAAAAGAACCCTCTTCAAAGTCCTCACTTCCAGCAGCCTGTTGTAACAAGTGCTTGAAGTAATCAGCGTCATTTATCCCGTTCTGAGCAACCGTTCTCTGAATAGCCATATCGACCTCCATTGATTTAAGTTTGCCCTCCAAGCCTTCAATCGTATTATTCAGCGTACCGTTCAGTTCGTTGGCTTTGTCCAAGTCGGACTTTTGTGCCTCGTCTGATTCGCGTTTCGCTGCAATTAACGCTCTCGCTTGTTCTAAGTCATCTACTCCAAGACTCTTTGCGACTTCGGTTTCAGCACGTTTAGCACCTTTACTGAATCCTTTGTCAATCAAAGCGTCTAATTTAGATTGTGTTAAGACCACCTCATTTTCTTGCGTCTTAGGTGTTTCGACCTCTGCCGTTTTTTGCTCGTCAGCCATTTGGATTTCTCCTTTAGTTAAAATTCTATCATCTTTACCTGACTTTGACAATAGCCTTGCCAAGTCGTGTTTTGATATTCTCAATTTGAGATTTATCTATTCCAAAGAAAGGTCGTTTCAATGTCTTGTGGTTATGAAATGCCTTCTTTGATTCGTTGGTGTTTGGAAAGAATAATTTTACACCATTCTTGATTTTTTTGCGATGTATGGAATGAAGCATAGCGCCAGTATCGGTTAAAGTCACCCTGCCTCGCTTTGGCGTATTCTTTGAATATGGCTTAAAAGCCTTCTTATTTTTATCCTTACCAGACTGAGTTCGCTTAATAATTCCAACAATCAGGCTCTCAGCGACAGAATACAATACCTCGTCTGTGTTTTTAAGTCTACGTTTGTATTTGTCGAACTTCGGTTTTTTAGTTACTCTCATACCCATTGGCTATGGCTTCCTCTTTTTTCATCTTATA